AGGTGGAGGCGATCGAGCAATTTATCCACACTGGAACATGGAAGAAGGTCAATCGGCCACACTACGCTTCCTACCTGACGGTAACACAAAAAACACATTTTTCTGGGTCGAACGAGCAATGATCCGATTGCCATTCAACGGCGTCAAAGGAGAGATGGAATCAAAACAAGTATTCGTACAAGTACCCTGCGTGGAAATGTGGGGAGACGCCTGCCCGGTACTGGCAGAAGTTCGTACTTGGTTCAAGGACAAGAGCCTTGAAGATATGGGTCGCAAGTACTGGAAGAAGCGTTCATACTTGTTCCAAGGTTTTGTGCGTGAGAATCCCATTGCTGATGACAAGACTCCGGACAATCCCATCCGCAAGTTCATCATTGGGCCTCAGTTGTTTACTCTAATCAAGGGTGCATTGATGGATCCTGAACTGGAAGAATTGCCAACTGACTTGATGCGTGGATTGGACTTCCGTATCACCAAGACACAAAAGGGTGGTTTTGCTGACTACAACAGTTCCAAGTGGGCTCGTAAAGAGTCGGCACTCACAGAAGCTGAACAGGCTGCAATTGAAACTCACGGCTTGTATGACTTGAGCACATTCCTGCCCAAGCGTCCCGGCGACGTTGAGCTAAAGGTCATCAAAGAGATGTTTGAAGCATCAGTAGATGGACAGCCATACGACACTGAGCGTTGGGGTCAATACTTCCGCCCTGCTGGCGTGGCAGCACCTGGTGGTGCCGCTGCCGGTGATGCAGAAGATACTCCGGCACCTGCTGCCAAACCAGCACTGAAGGTTGCCGCTCCGGCAGCACCTGCGGCTGAGGATGCGTTCGATGAAGAACCAGCACCAGCTGCTGCGCCAGTCACAGCAGCCAAGCCAAGCGGTAATGCTCAAGACATCTTGGCCATGATCCGCGCTCGTCAAAACAAGCAGTAATCTCTGCACTAACACAAGAGGGCAACCTCTTGTGTTCTTCTATTTTTATAACAGGTGATACATGGGAAAACCATTTGACGTAAGTAAGTTTCGTAAGGAAATTACCAAATCAATCGACGGCCTATCGATTGGTTTTAATGATCCAACAGACTGGATCTCAACAGGCAACTATGCACTGAACTACCTGATTTCAGGAGACTTTAACCGTGGCATTCCACTGGGCAAGGTAACTGTGTTTGCTGGAGATTCTGGCGCAGGTAAGAGTTATATCTGCTCGGGCAACATTGTGAAGAACGCACAAGAGCAAGGTATCTTTGTGGTGTTGATTGACAGTGAAAACGCACTGGATGAAGATTGGCTCAAGGCACTTGGTGTTGACACAAGTGACAGCAAATTGCTCAAACTAAGCATGGCCATGATTGATGACGTGGCCAAAACTATCTCCACATTCATGAGCGACTACAAGGCTCTGCCAGATGGCGAGCGGCCCAAGGTCATGTTTGTAATTGACTCACTGGGTATGTTGTTGACACCCACTGATGTGAATCAGTTTGATGCAGGCGAAATGAAGGGTGATCTAGGACGTAAACCCAAAGCTCTCACCGCCTTGGTGCGTAACTGTGTGAACATGTTTGGTTCATACAATGTGGGTTTGGTTTGTACCAACCACACATACGCCTCACAGGATATGTTTGACCCAGACGATAAAATTAGCGGCGGTCAAGGTTTCATTTACGCCTCATCAATTGTAGTGGCCATGAAGAAGATGAAACTCAAAGAGGACGAGGACGGCAACAAGATCACTGATGTCATGGGCATACGTGCTGGTTGCAAGGTTATGAAAACACGCTATGCCAAACCGTTTGAAGGCGTGCAAGTTAAGATTCCTTACACAACAGGTATGAGTCCGTACTCAGGACTAACTGACTTGATTGAGAAAAAAGGCCTGCTCAAGAAAGAAGGCAACAGTCTGGTGTTTACTACCAGTCATGGTGAAATCATCAAGAAGTTCCGCAAAGGATGGGAACGCAACGATGACAACTGCCTTGACACTGTGATGAAAGACTTTGGAAATATCAAGGAAGAGGTAAGTACCGGCGAGGAGGAAGCAGAATGAGTGAACATGTGGCAGCAGAAATTTGGGGAGAGCTCAAGCGTTATGTAAACACAGTTGACCGCAACGAAGCAGCAGAGACTGTGGTTCAAATTCTAATGGACAATGACTGTGACGCTGAAGATATTCGTAACGCATTCAAAGGTGATTCAGACATCAAACGAGCACTTACTGTATATCTTGACAACGACAAAGATTACTCAGAAGACGACGAAGAAGAGGATCCTGAAGAAGAGGATCCCAACGAAGACGACTGGGAAAATTAATGTGGTATAGTCGAGTAGTTGCTAATCTTGATGCTATTCCAGATTTTATAGCACACTACGAGCGTGAAATAACTGACGCTAAAAAAGACTGCCGCATTGCTGGAATTGTTGAAAAAAACATAACAGCACTTCCTGGCATTACTGAGTTTAGATACAACCAGCTTCAAGAAATTGAAGCTGTGTTGAACTTCCTCAATATCCAACTGCGTAAGATCCGCAGAAAGCATTTCCAAAAGTATCTGGAAGGCTATGCCCGTGCGCTCACTAGTCGCGACGCAGAAAAGTATGTGGATGGCGAAGATGAAGTGATTGATTACGAAACCATAATCAACGAAGTGGCATACCTACGCAATCGCTGGTTGGGTATCATGAAGGGTCTGGATACCAAACAGTGGCAAATGGGGCATGTTGTGCGGCTAAGAACTGCTGGCATGGAAGACATCCAGGTGTAAATACCTGCATGAAAATTGTACTTGTAACTGGCGGCTTTGATCCGCTACACTCTGGGCATATTGCCTATTTCAAAACCGCCCGCACTTTAGGCGACATGCTGATTGTGGGACTTAATTCAGACGAATGGCTGACTCGTAAAAAAGGTCGGCCATTCATGCCATGGACGGAAAGATTGTGTGTGATAAACAATCTTGCCATGGTTGACGAAGTGTACACATTTGACGATGCAGATGGTTCAGCTAAAGAGTTTATCCGACAGGTTCGAGCACACTACCCTGACGCAACGTTGATATTTGCCAATGGTGGTGATCGCACTGACAAAAACATTCCTGAAATGGATGTGATAGATAGCAATTTAGAATTTGCATTTGGTGTAGGCGGCGAGGATAAAAAGAATAGCAGTTCATGGATTCTTGAAGAATGGAAAAAGCCCAAGACCTCGCGAGCCTGGGGATACTATCGTGTGTTACACGAAGTTGGCGCCAACACCAAACTTAAAGAACTTACTGTGGCACCCAAAACTTGTTTGAGCATGCAACGGCATGACCGACGATCAGAGTTTTGGTTTGTGGCTGAAGGTGAAGCCACGGTGTACACACTAGATTCCAGTACAGATAGAGACATCAAAGATCACCTAACTGTGCATGAAGCTACTTGGATCAATCGCAATGAATGGCATCAATTGTGCAACGAAACAGACCGTCCACTCAAACTGATTGAAATACAGTTTGGGGAAAACTGTGTAGAAGAAGATATCGAACGCCGATGAAAGATATTATACCAGTATTTGTAGGATACGATCCTAGAGAAGCAATTGCATATCACACCTGCGTAAATTCTATTATTCGAAATTCAAGCAGACCTGTTGCAATCATTCCAGTTGCACTTAATTTGTTCAAGGACTACAGCGAAACACACACAGACGGCAGCAATCACTTTATCTACACACGATTTCTTGTGCCACATCTCATGCAACACATAGGTTGGGCAATATTCATTGACGGTGATATGATTGTGCGTGGAGACATTGCAGAACTTTGGAACTTGCGAGATGCTTATTCAGATGTAATGGTAGTCAAACATGACTATAAAACCAAGATGACTGAAAAGTATTTAGGGGCCAAGAACGAAGACTATCCACGCAAAAACTGGTCCAGTGTGATACTGTGGAATTGTAACAGTTATCCTAACCGAAAACTTACTCCTGAGTTTGTGCAAAAAGCTACAGGTGCTGAGTTGCATAGATTCACATGGTTGGATGATGCTCGCATAGGCGAACTGCCTAAAGAATGGAATTGGTTGCCCGATGAATACGGGCCAAACCCCGACGCCAAGCTCTTGCACTATACCTTGGGCACTCCATGCTTTCACGAGTTTGCTGACACTCCACAAGGTAACGAGTGGCACAAGGAACGCTTACTAACAGAATATTGTCAACAGAGAGATATATGAGTGAAGAAGATGAAGAACTGTTAGCACCATTACCTCAGCATGTTTTAGACATGGTGCCTCCTGACATACACAAATTGTTTAGAGATATCTTAAAGTATCGAGTTGATGCTGCTGGCGAATACTATGGTGTCACAGCAGATACTTTAATTCAATCCATACATGGCCTAAAACAAGATACAGTTGCAGCTATTGCCACAGAACCAGGAGATTTCAAGTATAAGGAAAAAGGACACATGTACGATCCCATACTACAAAGTTTTGTACAAGGGGCTGGCGGAAGAATCAGCAATTGGACAAAAGAAGAAAATAACATGACTCCGGTGGTACTACGAGGTATTACCAAACGCAAAGAGATGGCAGTGTGCAAACAGCAAGGCAGAGATTTCTACTATCTTGACACTGGTTATTTTGGTAATGGTAAGAAAAAAACATTTCACCGCATCACCAAAAATGATGTGCAAAATTTTGGGCCCATAATTGACAGACCAGGCGACCGAGTTGCTAAGTGCAATCTTCAACTTACAAAATTTAGACAAGACGGCGCCAAAATTTTGTTGGCCCCTCCTAGCCAAAAACTGTTAAACTTGTATGACATCGATCTTGAACAGTGGATGAATCAAACCATTGCTACTTTAAAACAGCACACTGACCGTGAAATAGTGGTCAGACTCAAGCAAGGTCGGTCAGTACGACAAACCACCGACACCATGCAAATGGCTCTGCAACAAGATATCTGGTGCCTGGTCACTTACTCAAGCATTGCTGCCGGCGAAGCACTGTTGTGCGGCAAACCAGCTATTACTTTGGGTCCAAATGCCGCTGCCGCATTATGCAGTCAATCATTATCAGAAATTGAAAATCCAAAAATACCCACGCTAGACGAAGTAGAAGCTTGGACCAGGCACATTGCATATTGCCAGTTCACTGAGCCAGAAATGCGCGATGGCACTGCATGGAGAATACTGAATGACCATTGATGCAGTGGTTTACATCAGTTCTGTTGCCAATCCTCGAAAACATTCTAGAAAAATTGAATGTTTGGAAAGTTTTGCTGACGGAGTCAAAAATTCAGGCGGTAATGTAGTAGTAGAGTGGGATTACAAATATACACCCAGCAGACTGGCTGTGATGTTGGGCTGGGCAACCACAAACACTGGTGGACCAAATATAGCTCTACGTAAACAAATTATTGCTGAACAGCAACGCCAAGGTTTGAAAACAATGTGCATTGATGCCAGTTGTTTCAAATATCTTGATGATCACGGAACTTATTTGAGATACAGCATTGGCGGCCCATTTTATGATCGTGCAGAGTATGCCAATCACAACAGCGATGCTACCAAGTGGAACGAAATTCGCAACGCTATCAATGTGCCCATGATTGAGCAACCAGTAGTTAGGCCAAACGGACATGTACTGATCTGCATGCAGAGAGACGGAGGATTTGCAATGAAAACATTGGATCCTATTCGATGGCTAGAAAACAAAATTACATTGATAAAAGAATACACCAAACGACCAATAGTGGTAAGACCACACCCAGGTGCTTATCGTTTGCAAGACTTTAGAAAGTTTCGAAACATACCTAAAGTAACAGTGGTAGATCCAGCAAAGAGTTCATTGTTGCAAGATTTGCAAAATGCTCATGCCGCTGTGTTT